CGGCTTCTTCTCACGTTGCATCGGACGGGACTCGTCTCAAATGGGATGTGCAGGGCAATTGGAATCCGACAATCCTTCAGACATCAGCACATCTGCGTGAGCATGGCATCAACACGGACGGCATGACTCACCAGGAGATGGCCGACATTCATGCGTCGATTCATGACGGCAAGCCAGTCGCGATGAAATCGAAGCCAGTGCAGATGATCAATCGAGGATCGAATTGCCCTGGCGGAGTCTGCCCAACGAACACGCGGCAGCGGCGTGGGCTGTTCGGGGGTCTGTTTCGATGAGCTTCATCAAGCCGATCGACCTGCGACACCTAAACATCCGCGAAGCAATTCAGGCGGTAATCAGCGGACGTATCGAGCGAATTGAATGGTCAGAGACGGTAAATCTGAAGTTGAAGCATGACGGCGAACAGGCAATCCTGACCATCACAGACGGGACGGTTGAGATTGATATTCCGGGGCCGATAAGTCCGGATGTGTTGCGGGTGACAGCTTACGAGGATCATGCCTTGGTGGATCTGAGGTTGAGTCAGGTAAGGATCAATTACTGATGAGCCGCGATGACACAATCATGACCAGCCTGCTCTACGAGCGAGCCGCGCAATGTGGATCATGGGCAGGGGATCTGGCCGTCAGTAAAGAGGGTGAGACAATCGACTTTTATGGTCGGCGAATGTTGAGATTGGAAAAGAAAAAGCGAATCAAATCGACGGACACAGACGAGGAAATTGCAAGGGCGATAACTCCAATCATGGCGTGGCTATTCTGGCAGATCGCTCCGGAACTTCTCATGTGGATTGTCGCAGCGATCAGAAAACGGATTTGGCAACAACAAGACTGACAACAGGAATCGAGGCGGATGTGGATCGACGAAACAGCAAACGAGCACCATCTGAGGACGTGGATTAAGCATTGCCCTGCGATGAAACTCGTAAGCACCTTGGACGGCCAAATACTTTGGGCGAATGCTGCTTTCTGCGACTGGTCGCAATACACATTAACGGAACTCAGGAAGCTGACATGGATGGCAATCAGTGTTCCGGACAAGAACCTTGAATCCGATATTGATGAGTCAAGAAACCTCGATGCGTATAACCCAACGTATCAGGTTAAAAAGCAATACATTCCCAAAGGCGCGAAGCCCGAGTGGGGCCAGTTAACAGTTATGAGATACCCGCTATCGGGCGAAATTGAATGTTGTCTCTGCACATGGGAGCCACTAAAAAACGGGACAGCAACGGCCTTCGCAATGGCGATGGAGCACACTCAGAAACTGGATGCGAGAATCGAAGCGATGACGGTCGAATTGAAGGCGATAACGACGCAGACGGATGAGGACAAATTTGTGCTTGGGGCGATTCGAATGGTGCAACGACACCCGAAGATTGCGGCCGCATTTATCGTAATGGCGTTGTCCATTTTTGGGCTGAATAACGTTGTTGAACTGTTGCAACGGACGGGCCTTGTGAACCTGCCAGTCAAGGTGACGATGCAGGAACAGGTTGGCGGTCGGGAATAAAACAAACGCGGATCTGTTGATCCGCTGTTGATTCAAAAAAGGAGAGTTTTGTGGGTGTCGAAGCAGTAATTGCAACGCAGGTAATCGACACGACAACTGTCGGGCGGTCGCTCATGACCGCCACCGATGCCGCTGCTGTGCGAACTGCGATCAGCTTTGACGAATCTGTTGACGATCGGGTTGCGGCCCTGCTCGTCGCCGGAACGAACATCACGATCACATACAACGATGCGGCTGGAACTCTGACAGTAGCCAGCACTGCTGGAGGATTGAGCGAAACCGGAAGCGTCGACAATGCGGCACTTCGAGCCGATGGCACCGGCGGGGCAACGCTGCAAAACAGTAATCTGGAAATTGCAGACCTGCTGACGGCAAGTCCGAACAACACTGTGAATGCGGTGTGTATCGGACCTGTTGGCGGCACGACGAATGTTGACTTGGTGCTGAAACCAAAAGGTAGTGGTGCAATACAAGCTCAGGTAGCCGACAGCACGACAGCGGGAGGCGATAAGAGGGGGGCAAACGCAGTCGATTGGCAGACTTCCAGAGCATCGGCGAATCAAGTTGCAAGCGCCACTGGTAGCGTAATCATTGGAGGAGCAGACAATAGAGCATTCAATGGTGTCTACAACGCTGTACTGGGTGGTAGAGGCAATGTAGCCCAATCAAGCTTTTCCGGGGTTGGAGGACAAGGCTGCACAAATAATGGACAGTGGAGTTTTTTTTGGGGCCGTGGTAGCTCGATAACAGGTCAGCACGCCGCTGGTTTTGGGTATGGAATGAGCGTTACCGGAGACGCCTGCATCGGTGTTGGTAGATTTAGCGGAATAGGGGGTAATCAATCCGCTGGATTTGGTTACTACCAAACGACCTCGGCAGATTATTGTCTCGTTTCCGGTTTCCGAGCCGTAGCAAATAAATATGGACAGCGTGCGATGGCGTCTGGGCGATTCGCAGCAAGCGGCGACGCTCAAGGGTCTGAACTCGTCGTCAGAAACAGTACGTCAAACGCCACACAGACTGAGCTGTTTTTAAATGGATCGTCACTTCGAATCACACTGGCAAACGACACGACTTGGGCGTTCGAAGCTCTTATAGTGGCTCGTCGCACAGACGCTGACAACGAATCAGCAGCGTACCGAATCACAGGCTGCATCGACCGAAACGACAATGCAGCATCGACCGCACTTGTTGGTAGCCCAACCGTCACGGTGATCAGTGAAGACGCGGCGGCATGGGATGCAGACGCTGCGGCGGACACGACGAATGGATCACTAAATTTCCGTGTGACTGGAGAGGCTGGTAAAACGATTCGCTGGGTCGGATGGGTGCGATTGACGGAGGTGACAGGATGACACCTTTCGTATGGAACTCGTCGCTACCTCGAAGTGGCTCGACGCTGCTGCAAAACCTTGCTGCTCAGTGTCCGACGAACCACGTCACGTCAACGTCTGGACTCGCTGAACTTATCGTTGGAGTGCGTAATCGTTGGGTTGATATCAAGGAGTTTCAGTCGCAGGGAGTCAATGAATGTGCCAAGTCAATGGCGTCTGCGATGCGTGGGTTGCTGACCGGTTACTATGCTCCCCAATTAGCAGACGGCAAAACGATCTGGGACAAGTCTCGCGGATGGGTCGGGTACGCTCGATTGCTCGATGAGATTTTTGGAGAGCGACAAAAGATAGTTGTATGTGTCCGCGATGTTCGGGAGATCGTCACCAGTTTTGAAATGCTTTGGAGACAAAATCAGATCACTCGAAAGGACGGCATCGGCCCTGCATTAGTCGAGGGTGTAACGATCGAAGGTCGAGTGCATCACTTGCTGGCATTGGATGCTGTAGTGGGGCAGTCAATCGCAATGCTCAGAGATTGTCTCCACAGCGATCCCGATAGACTTCTGATCGTGCCGTACAAGACGCTGTGCAGCGACCCGCAAGGAGTAATGAACCAATTGCATCGCGAATTGGGGCTACCGGAAATCACGGTCAATCCAGAATCCGTCGAGCAATCGACATACGAAAATGACAGTGCATGGGGATTCCAGGACATGCACTCAGTAAGGCCAAAGGTGTCTGCAAAATCAGACAGGTGGCCTGAATTGTTACCACCACGATTAGCAGCATGCATTGAGGATGAATACCGAGACATCAACCAACTTGCCGCAGGAGTCTGCTGAGATGGCCAAATCAATATTTCCTCTGATTCCGGAAACACTGCCGCCAGTCGCCGAACGAATCGCTGCCGACATGTTGCGACTGGTCGATGCCGAATGTCGTCGACGCATCGGAGACCACTGCGATTGGTGGTCTGCCGTGTGGGAATCAACAGAAGCAACTCCAGAGCAAATCGTGTTGGCCATGAACGGTTCGGCCGCGTTGTTTTTCACGATTGCCAGTGTTAACAAGCAGCAGATTGCGACCGTGGCCAATGTGCTCGGAAAGACAACGGCAGAACTCGGTGTACCAGACAAGTGCATGGGCACTCCAAAGACGGTCACACTTCATCCTGACGGTACAGCGACGATCGGATAACAATGGCCACGCAAACAGTCGAATTCAGAAGCCCGCCATCGCAGACAGTCACAGCCAAGCTGTTTGCAGTTGGGAGCGATACGCAGGTTGCGTCGGCATCCAGCACGGAAGCGACGGAGCGCAAAGGCACGTATTCCGCAGCCTACACGGACGTTGCCGCAGGTGAGTATGAACTGATTGCATTGGTTGGATCTGTTCCAGTAGCTCGCTGGTTTGTGACGTTGACGCTTACGACTGCAACGTTTCAGTCATACGACAAATCAAGAGCGGAACTGGACTCCGCTACTACTGCCGCATTGGTTGACCTGATCTGGGACGAGCCATTAACAGGAGCCACGCACAACGTCGCAACGTCCTCTGGTAAACGGCTGCGTCAGTCAACAGCATTCCAGCAAATCGACTCGACTGTCATTGATGCGTCTGCGACCACGACTACGTTCATCACTGGCCTGGATTCAGCCGTCGATGATTTTTATAATGATTCGATGCTCGTCTTCACCGATGGGGCACTGGCCGGTCAGGTCCGTTCGATAGTAGACTATGTGGGAGCCACAAAGACTATCGTGCTGGAGGAACCTCTGACATCGGCTCCGGTCAACGGAGTGGCGTTTACCATCGTGTCGCTGCATATCCATCCGGTGAGTCAGATTCAGAGTGGGCTGGCGACGAGTGCTGCATTGGCTGCAGCTAAAACTATTTTGGACAAGGTTGATACCGGACTGGTTGTAGACGGTGCTGTTTACCAGTTTACGGCGAATATGCTGGAGCTGGGGCCGAGCGGTGGAGGTGGTGGAGATGCGACGTTAGCCAAGCAGACCGAGATTCTCGCAGCTATTCAAGGCAGTGAAGTGATTCAGGTGGCATCGCCTAATGTGTCAGGGAATCTCGTGCTGACACAGGGTGACGACTACGACGGTGTTGCAAACCCTCGGGCACAATGGACAGTGACAACAGACTACACAACGGGCTGGACTGTTCGCCTGACAATTCGAGACGCAGATGACGCTGTCGTCTACACAAACACTGGAAGCGTAGTCAGCTCAACAGTCGTTGCCGTGACCATTGCGGCTCCAACGGGGCTCACGATGACTGGTTGCCCTGGGCAATGGCAAGGCAAGTTCGATGTTGAGTTGACGCACAGCTCGGGCAAGAAGAAGACGATTGCGTTAGGCGTTTGCTACATCAACGAGGATCAGACGCGGTGACATTGAGCATCGAAGAAAGAGATAAACGGCTCGCACGCTGCTGCAAAGTTTGCGGTGCTTGCATGAATTCCTTAGATGCAAGGAAAGTCACTTGTTCGGTCGAATGTGGATTTAAGGGAAGACGACAGGAAAAGGTGGCTGTCGATTGCGTTGTTTGTGGCGTGAGCGTTCAGCGATACAAGCACAGGGTTGAATCACAAAGTGCGTTTTGCTGCTCAAAGGCATGCCAAAAACAGTGGGCTTTGTTCACGAACCATTCAAGTAAGAATTGTGTGAGCAATGCCGCAAAACAGAAGTGGAGGCAATCTCATGCAGCAGCTAGACGCACGTCTTCTGTCGGGCACAAATGGTGGCAAAAATGTGTTATCGCAATGCGAAATCTAAACGGGTCTCGAGTGGCAAGTGAATGGGAAACAAGATGCCGGACCGCATCGCAATGCTTAAAGCAAAGAACGGTAATCACTGCAAAAAGCAAGGGGAAAAAGTGCAGCGACAACTGGGATTCGACAGTGCAAACACAATTTTCAAACCTGAAGACCAGGAGATACTTCAGCAATGCGGAGCAATGGGCGAAACGCTGCAATTCTGCAGTGACGAGCATAAACAGGCGTTTCAAAGACTGACCCCACGGCAGCAGCTTTACATTAGCCATTACATGCAAACGGGATCACCATCAGAAGTTGCAAGGCGAATGGAATTGAAGGGTTCACCGGCGACGGTCGGTAAAACATTAGGCGCGATCGCAAGAAAAATGGGACTGAAAAGCTTGAGTGAATTAAACGTTATCAAAGCAAATTTGACTAACGCAACAGCATCAGAGCTTAAGCAATCGCTGGAAAAACAGGAGTATCGATGTGCTTTGAGTGGAATACCCTTAACGCCAGAAGATGCAGAACTAGACCACAAGATCGCTATCAGAAATGGCGGAACAAATCTGATCGATAATTTGCAATGGCTGAACACTGAGGTCAACCGCGCCAAGGGGACGATGAGTCAGGAGGCATTCATTTTGATGTGCCGCCGAGTGGCTGAGTGGACACGATAGGTGTTGTTTAGTGGTGCCCATACGTCTTCGGGTCCCTTTGGCCTCACATCGTTCTAATGCGACGAAGAAAGCCCCGTTTTTCAACACACACAGTCCGGCGTTTTGGAATCTGAAAATCGGACAATCCGGAAACCCGACGAAGCCAGAGGGGCGTGAATGGGGGTCAGGGGGGAAATGCGGATGATTGAGCGAGCAATCAAAAACCGCTGGCTAACCGACGATCTGAAAACTGATGCACTCGCAGCGATCAAGCGTGGATTGAATTGCGGTGACGATCGGGCCGAGCAAACGGCCGTCAGAAATCTGATCGCGATGGAAGCACAGAATCAAAAAGATGAGCACAAGGTGATTGATGTTCGTGTGGTCACAAGAAACGATCAGTATGATGCAATCGCTGCCGAACTCGGAATTGCTCCGGATCTTATCGAGCATGCCGCGAGACAGGCAGATATCCTTGCTGGCCGAACTGAAGAGAACGCCACAGCAAATAGTGAGCGGCGATGATCGATCCGAAGACGCCACCCGCAAACGAAACAAACGATCCGAGTCAGCCCGGATTGAAATTCCTCAGTGCGTCAATCCTGCTCGCCGCCTGCGATGCCTTGCAGATCCCGAGTTGTTCCTTCGCACCTACATGCCGAAGAAATTCACCCAGTCATTCGGCAAGGTTCACAGCCGCATCATTCAAACAATCCATGACAGAGCCACGACTGGCGGCAAGAAAGCCGTAGCAGCCCCACGAGGACGCGGCAAATCAACGATTGTGAAAGGAATGCTGATCTATGCAACGGCTCGGGAGCTGGTGCGGTTTATCGTGCCGATCTGCGCGACAACCAATCTCGCCGGACGCATCTATCGAGACTATCGGAATGAGTGGGGAAACAATGATCTGCTGTATCAGGACTTCCCGGAAATTTGCGCCCCTGTCCGGCACTTGGAAGGGGCTCCGCAGCGAGCCGCACGTCAACACGTCGACGGGCACTTGACGCACATCAACTGGAGTTCGACGGACTTCCTGAGATTGCCGAGAGTGCCAGGCAACGCCAATGACTTTCTGAAGTCACTCGGAAAAGAGTGGTCGCCATTCGGTGGAGTGAAGATGGCCTTCGCTGGTCTTGATGCTGCCTTCCGAGGCATGAACATCGACGACGATCGTCCTGACTGCCTGATCATCGACGACCCTGAAACACGCGAATCCGCCAAGAGCCTGCAGCAGATCGAAGATCGGATCGAAATCATCGAGAAGGATATCGAAGGGCTCGAAGGCCAGGACAAGCCGCTGGCGATGGTGATGGTGACGACGCTGCAGAACACGTACTGCGTTTCCGCTCAGTTTACCGACCCGGAGCAAAAGCCAGCGTGGGAGGGCGAGCGGTACGGCTGGATTCAATCGTGGCCGGATCGGTTGGACTTGTGGGACGAATACATCGCCCGGCGACGGAAGGCACAGCGAGACGGCGACCGACACGGAATGGATGCGGTTGAGTTCTATCTCGCCAACCGCGAAGCGATGCACGCGGGCGTCGTGATGCTTGCTGACAACTTCAAAGAGATCACTTTGAAGGACGGACGGCGGGCGGTTCATTCAGCGATTCAGGAAGCCTACAACAAGATTGCCGACACGAATCTATCAGCGTTTAAGGCTGAGTATCAGAACGATCCGGATCCAGAGGAACAGGCTGAAACATCGACGCTGACGCCAGGGCGAGTTGCTGGCCAGTTGTCAGGATTGCAGCAGGGCAAGGTCCCGGACGCTCGGGTGTTTAGTTTTGTCGGTATCGACATCGGCAAATACAAATCACACTGGGTCAAACTGTCCTGCACTCGTGAGCTCGTTTCGTGGATCACGGACTATGGAGTGGTCGAAACTCATGGCCTGTCCAAGTTTTCCAGCGAGCAGGCAATCGAGCTGGCCATTCTCGAAAGCCTGAAGCAATTCGCTGACGGCGACGTGTTCGCGGACGCTCAGCCGCTGCTTGTGCTGGTTGACTCGGGGGACTTCTCTGAATCGATTTACGAGTTCTGTCACCAGATGGGAGCCCCGTTCTATCCGTCGAAGGGCTGGAGCATGGACCGATTCCGGCAGAAAAAGCAAACCGAGGACTATGAGCCATTCCTGCAGGCTTACGCACACAAGACGGCCGACAGCAAGCGGCGCGAAATGTGGCTTTACAACGTGAACACGGAGTTCTGGAAAAAGTGGGGGCAGGATCGATTCTTGGTCGATGCTTTCATGGACCACACGCGACTGGCTGGCAGTGTTGCTCTGTTTGATCCGCCGCACGCTGACATGAAGTTCCATCTGCAGTTTGCCCGCCACATGGTGAGCGAGTCGGAACAGCTCGTGCCGGTCGATGGGAAGGTCAATAAGCGTCAATGGATCGTCCACGACAAGAATAACAACCACTGGCTGGACGCTTACGCTCTGGCATGTGCTGCGGCCGGATGCACTGGGTTAAGGCTTGTGGCCCCAGAACCAGAACCAGTCAAGCAAGTGCAGAAGTCAGAACCGAAACCACGGCTTGTGAATCCTCACGGGCAACCATTCCTTGCAACGGAGAGACGATAATGGCGAAACCGCTTCCACGAATTGACGGCACCGAAGTTGTTCGAGAGTTGCGACCGGTTGAACCAGTCGCGGCAAAACTGGAGAATCCTCCAGCGTGTGAGGGCTACATTCCTCGCAACGTCGATGTGCGAATGAGCCGAGCACAGGCCCGCATTCTGCGTGACAAGCTGCGTACACTGGAAGACAGCGGAGCGACGACGGCGGACGGCAAGCCGGTGAACAATCGGGCTCAGGCTGTGCGGTGGATTTTAGAGAACGAGGTGAGCGTATGAGGAGGCCGAAGCGGCACATGAGCAAGGTTCGTTGTCGTGCATGGAATCGGATAAACAAAAACAACATGCGATATGAAAAAGCACGCCAACAGCACGTCAAACGACTTCGCGAATTACTCAATGGAATAGCCATCCGATAATCTGATTATCCGCTACATATTTCACGAATCAAATTTCGTGCTATTGTCCGTGCATGGTAATCGCGGACATCGAAACCGATTTACTCAACTACGCCGATTTTGAAGAAGTCGGCAGCGTTGCCCGTGCGCGTTCATTTGCTACGGCTGCAAATCGCTGGTTGATTCTTCGGGCAGAGTCTGCGAGCAACCAAAGCAGCTCTTTGTCAATTGGCAAGAATTACGTCGAGTCGATGCTCAAGCGGGCACGCGACTACATCGCAGCAAACGCGACAACGACGGCGGGCGGATCAAGCTCAGTTCGATTCCTCGGAGCGGGGACGAACTTCCGATGAGCAAAGCCCCGAACAACATCCAGTCTGCATTTGCTGACATTCGGGCAGACTACGACGCCACGCGGCACAGTCGCTTCGTTCGACGACGCACGGGCGTTGCCACGATGGGCAGCGGTCCTGACTATCACTTTCGCACCGAGTCGAAGTATTACGAGCTAATTGAGCAAGCTCGAGACATGGATCGCAATGACGCACTTGTCGGCATTCTGGCCGATCGTCGCGTTGACAACATCGTGCAGAGTGGCTTTACGCTGGACCCAAAGACCGGAGACAAGGGGCTCGACAATGCACTGTGGCAATGGTGGGAGGACGTTTCAACCGATCCCGATCAATGCGACATCGCGGGCGAGCTCACTTGGAAGGAAATCGAGCGTCAGGCTTGCCGCAGCGAATCGGTTGACGGCGATATTGTTGTTACCGGAACCGAAGAAGGGCCGTTCCAGCTTCTGGAATCACACCTGATTCGCACGAAGTCGAAGGTAGAAGACACGTTTCTCGGAGTCACGACGAATCGAGTCGGGCGTCGCGAGCAATACCACGTTGCGGAAGAGCTGAGCGAGTTCGGCCAGTTTGGCGAATGCACTCCGATTGATGTCCGCAATGAAGACGGGATCCGGCAGGTCTTTCACGTCTACAACCCGAAGCGAGTAAACCCAACTCGGGGGGTCACCCAGTTGGCCCCAGTGTTTTCAATTTCCGGGATGCTGGAAGACATCAACTTCGCGAAGCTCGTACAACAGCAGGTTGTCAGTTGCTTTGCAGTGTTCCGCAAAATGGCGGCTGGCGGAAATCGTCTGCCATCCGCTGACAGTGCTTACGGTGACGCGACAGTCGAAACAACGCAGGCCGGAACGCGACAGCTCGAAGGCGTTTCGCCTGGCATGGAAGTCATCGGTCAACCTGGGGAAGAACTGCAGGGGTTTAGCCCAAACGTTCCAAACTCAGAATACTTTGAGCAGGTCAAATTAATTCTGCAAATCATCGGCGTGAATTTTGGCCTGCCTCTTTGCTTAGTTTTGATGGACGGCAGCGAGACGAACTTTTCCGGATGGCGCGGGGCAGTTGATGAGGCTCGCAAAGGATTCGTTGCTGACCAGCAGAATCTGGTGAGACGCCTGAACCGACCGGCGTACATTTGGAAGTTGTCTCAGCACCTAAAAGAAACAAAAGACGCTGCACTTCGCAAAGCCGCCAGCAAGTTGGGCGATGCGATTTTTCGACATAACTGGAATTTGCCGACGTGGTCATACATCGAGCCAGTGGCAGACGCTCAGGGCGATGCGGAGCAGTTGAAAAATGCGTTGACGTCTCCGCGACGATTGCACGCGGCGCGGGGCAAGGATTGGGAAGAGATCGCAGAAGAGTCAATCGCTGACAATGCGTTCGCCATCCAAAGGGCACAGACGCAAGCTGCTGCGATTAACGCAGAGTTTCCGAATGGACCACAGATCACTTGGCGGGATCTGATCGCGTTGCCGATGCCTGCGGGAACGACAATGGCGATGCAAGACCCAGCGGCGATTGCTGTGCAGGAGAAGACTGCGGAGGCACCACCGGAACAAGCTCCGGAAGCACCAAAGCCAACGGCCAAGCGTAAACGAAAAGCCAAGGTGACAGCATGACAAAAACAATTCGAATCGATGGCGTGATCGGATCGGGCGACGGGGAAATCTCCGCAGTCATGATCCGTGAGCAACTGCCGCAAAACGGGACAGATCCAATCGCCGTGAAGATCCACAGCGAAGGCGGATCGGTTTTTGAAGGCTTTGCGATTCACGACGCGTTCGCTGCGTATCAAGGGCCAAAGACGCTGTCGATTGAATCGTCTGCTTTTTCGATTGCTTCATTCATCGCCTGTGCATTCGATGACGTGGAGATCAGCAGCAACGGCTACATGATGCTCCACAATCCGTACGCAGCGGTTGAGGGCGACGATGAAGACTTTGCCCGTCAATCGGAGATGCTAGGCAAGCTGAAAACGTCGATGGTGTCTGCCTACGCTCAGCGATCTGGCAAGAGCGAAGACGAGATCAAAGCCATCCTAAAGAACGAAACGTACCTGAACGCTCAGCAGTCCGTTGAGATGGGACTGGCGAAACGAATTGCCGGTCAGCCAGTTATTGGGCGAGCGTTTGCGAAAGTTAAAACCATGCCGCACGGAGTTGTTGCTGCCCTATTCGGGGCAGGCTCGGACGGCGAGAACCGCGAGACAGAAGGAAAACCAATGTCTACCGCACCAGTCGCCGCCACGATTCAAGAGATCAAAGCGGCATACCCGAAGGCCAAGTCTGACTTCATTGTCAAGTGCCTTGAGCGATCGTTGCCGATGGCTTCCGTGGCTTCAGCCGCTGCCGAGGAAATGATGAGCGAAAACGAAGACCTGAAAAAGCAGGTCTCCGCAATGCAGGAAGAACTCGCCAAGTACAAAGCAATGGATGAAGAAAAATCCAAGGCGATGGAAAGCGAAGAAGACGAAGAGGAAGAGCCAGCGATGGCAATGGAAGACGAAGAAAAGAAGCCAGACGCCAAAGCTAAGGCCCGTGGCGTGAAGCCAGTCGCCAAGGCTCGCACGAGTGGCCCGTCTGCAAGTGTTCGCTGGAATCAGGCTGTTGATGCTGCAATGACAAAGACTGGCAACAACAAGATGAAGGCGGTGGCATTGGCAAACCGCAACCACCCTGGACTTCGCGAGGCGTATCTCGCAGAAGCAAACGCTCGCTGATTGGCGGCGTTGATTTCAATCAATCATCACTTCTGTGAGGAATTAATACCATGAGTCAACAGTACGATACTGGAAAAAAAACCTTCATCGCCGATGCGGCAATTGCACAATTTGCCCGCGTAATTTTTGAGGCCGATGGTCGAGTTGTTACGGCTGGCCTGGCGCAAGTTGGCGACGGAATCGCACAGACAGCGGCGTTTGCTGCTGGCGATGCGATCGATGTGAAGCTGTGGAATAGCAGCGGAACGTTTAAGATGATCGCCATTGAAGCTCTTGCAGTCGCCGCCCCGCTCTACACCGAAGCCAGTGGCAAGGTGCAAGACACAGCGGCGTCCACTTCGTTTCTGTTCGCGAAGGCACTCGAAGCAGCAACAGCCGACGGCGACATCATTGAATGTGCATTGATTCACGGAACCCCGGTTGCCGTGACATAACGAAGCCCGATGCGTTGCCGGGTGGCGGTGGCCACCAAAGCCCGGCGACTTTTTACCATGTTTCATAAATCGCGTTGCATCGGGAAGAAAGAAATGCAATGCCATCGCCAACAAGTAGCCTGGCTACACTGCGGCCAGATTTGGCCACGTTCCTTGAGTTTGATTTGGAGTCCGAAAAGGCCGGATACATCGCAACGCAGGTTTTCCCTGTCGTTGATGTGCAGTCACAGGCCGGAAACTTTGGCAAGATCCCGATCGAACAACTGTTGCAGCAACGTGAAACACGCCGCGCCCCTGGGGCCGGTTACTCACGCGGCAACTTCACGTTCGACAAAGCGACTTACGCGACCGAAGAACACGGCACGGAAGAGCCTGTTGACGATCGCGAAGCGAAGATGTACGCCGACTATTTCCAGGCAGAGCAAATTAGCACCATGCGTGCGTTTTCTGCTGTGCTGCGAAATGCCGAACAGCGTGTTGCCGATGCGGTTTTCGGGTCGACATGGACCGGCGGCGGATCAACGCTTACGACTGCCATCACGCACGAGTGGGACGACGCGACAAACTGCGTTCCTCTGACAGACGTGGAAGCGGCCGTGCAGAAGATCTACGACAACTCTGGTCTATGGGCAAATGCCCTTGTGATTAATCGCAAGGTTTTCCGTAACCTCCGCAACAGTGCTCAGGTTATTGACCGCATTGAGTCCAATGGGGCCGGCGACAAAGCCAAAGCAACTGACGTGACGGTCGCCATGCTGGCTGCTGCGTTTGACCTGGAATATGTCATCGTCGCTGGCACGAGCAAGAACGGCGCAAAGGAAGGACAGGCCGCATCCCCGTCACAGATTTGGTCGGGCGAGTACGCAATGGTTTGCAGGGTGTCGACAAGTGCCGACATGCGTGATCCTTGCATCGGCCGCACGTTCCACTGGGCCGAAGATGGTTCTTCCATCGGCGGAACAGTGGAAAGCTATCGCGACGAAACGGTTCGCGGTGATGTGATCCGAGTTCGCCACGACGTGGATGAGATTGTTCTTTACCCACAGGCCGGCCACTTGCTGAGCAACATCACAACTTGAGGTGACTGATGGGAACGACATTCGACTCACACTTTGCAGCCGCAGGGTTCCCGATGTTGCTCGACAACTTCGGGGAGTCGGTTGTGTATTTTCCAAATGGCGGCGGGAGACGTCCGGTTCTCGCCATTATCGAGCGTAACCCGCCCGCCATTTTTGACGCCTCTGGAAACGCTGTTTTACCGACAGCAACGATTCGAGTCTACAACTCTTGCCGGTCTGGAATCGCATCCAGCGAAATCAACATCGGCAAGGATGAACTTGAGTTTGTGTTGAAGGTTGGACAGACACTTCCAAAACGGTTTTCTTTTATGACTCTGATGTCGCAAGACGCTGGGGTCTGTCAGTTTGCGGTGATCTAATGACCGAGCCAGTGAACGAACGAATCGTCGCAAACGTCCGCACGCGAATGGCGGTGGCGTTTTCTACAGCGGTTCGCTCGGCACAGATTGCCACATGGCAGCCGAAAGATTTAGTCGTGGTTGTCTCCCAAGGCGATCCGACGCCGAACGCGGAGTTGAGCTATCCGGGAAATCCGCCCGTGATTGCTTACGACATGGAAGTCATTGTCGCCGGGGTTGTGAAGCCTTCAGACGAAGAAACCACAGCGATTGACACGTTCAAGAATCGCATGGGGGCAGACATTATCGCGGCGGCTACTAATGCGACGAACTGGCATCAGTGGGGCGGACTGGCAATCAATACAACGCTCGGGCCGATTGAATCCTACACGGAGGAAACGGGCGGGCGGTCAGGTGTAATGGTGAAATTGCTGGTGACGTATCGAGTACCGGAGAACGATCCTACGACGGTGTCAGCATGATTGGAATTGACATCGACGCAAAGCAGTTAAAACGGTTGCGTGAGTCGGTCGGTAAAGCAAAAAAGAAATTTGGGCAAGAACTGGCAGCGGCGATCAACGCGGCTGCGAAGAAAACAAAACTGGACATTGGGCGAGACGTTCGCAGCGTTATTGCCATCAAGAAAAAAGAGTCTGAAGCCCCGCTGAAGATTCACGCGAAAGCCACAGCGGACCAGCCAAACACGACAGTCAGTATTGCGAAAACCAGACGGCTCGGACTCAGACACTTCGGAGCACGGCAGGACAAACGCGGCGTATCGTTCAAGATTTCGAAGCAGGGCGGACGGAATCGGGTCGACGGAGCATTCCAAGGCCCGAAACCGGGCGTGATGAATGTGAAGTGGAAGGGCAATGCGTTCCGCAGAGTCGGCAAAGAACGTCTGCCAATCATTCATCTTCGAGGGGTGTCAGCGTTTGGGGCATACGTGAAAAACAAGTTCACAAAGCCGCAAATTAAACGAATCAATGACGAACTGCGGAAGCAGATGGAACGACGGATCAAACTCAACATTCTGCGGGCTGAAGGGCTCGTGTCGAAATAGGAACAAAACATGAGCGGACTTTTGAGACGTCGTCGCGTATTCGCTGCCAAGGTCGAGGCAACCGTTGGGACTGCGGAATCACTCACTGGATCTGAAGCCGCATTTAACGCGGAAGATTTTACCATTCAGCCGAATATCGCTGTCACCCGACGACAGGGGCAAGGTGGATTCAATTATCTGCCGGGGATTCCTGAAGGAATGCAGGGCACATGCACGGTTCGTTTCGGCATGTCGTACAACGGCACGACGCTGCCGACATGGGCATCAGTGCTTCTGCCAGCGTGCGGATGGGTCGCCACTTCGCTTGTGTTGTCTCCAGTCACAGAACGCCCAGGCGGATCTGGAGGCGTAAAAACAATCACGATCGGCGAATACAAGGACGGAAAGTTGTCAGTGTTGTCCGGTGCGATGGGAACGTGGAAGATTATCGCGGAAACCGGCAAACAGGCGATGATTGAATTCACGTTCACGGGCAAGTATTCAACTAACGAAACGGACATCGCAATCCTCGCTCCAACGTATCCGACAGTACTTCCTCTGCGTGTTGCTCAAGGGGCGTTGACGTGGAACTCAGTTGCACTGTGTACGGCATCAGTTGAGATCGATTCCGGCAACACAGTGACGATGCGAGAGTGCGTCAATGCGAGTGATCGCAGCGGCTACATTTCCGCAATTGTTACAGATCGGGCTCCGGTCATCACGGCGAATCCCGAATCTGCATTGGTAGCCACACAGGACCGTGACGCGCTTTGGCTGACCAGTTCAGCACAGGCGTTCTCGATGCAGATTGGAGCAACCGGGAATTCCATCACGATTGCAGCCCCCAAAGCTCAAATTGAAAACAAGCAGCAAGGCGACCGCAACGGAATCATGTCGGACGATTTGACTTGGCTGTGTACTGCGGGCAGTTCCGCAGATACTGAACTCACTATCACTTTTGATTGATTGGTTTATGCCTCGAAGTCTTGACCCTTCATCGAAGCTCACAATGGTTTTGGCGTGCGACGTCGACAAGACTCCGCAGCCGAAGATATTCGCCAAAACGCCTACACTTAATCAACAGCGAAAACTAGTCGCATTGCTGCAAAATTTGGGCGGTGGCGACATCGCGGCGAGCATGGACGCACTGCTTGACGCGGCGGCCATGTGTCTGACTGGATGGGAAAATATTCCTGTCGAATTCAGTCGCGAAACGATTGGCGATGTCCTGACACTTGATGAGCTGGTTGAGGTGTTTACGTTTCTCGCGGCGTCCACGTCAGCGACACCAGATGATAAAAAAAAATCAGAGTCGCAGCCCTCGTGCGATGCGGTGAACTCTGCAAGTCCTGCGTTGGCCGATGCCGGGAAATCGTAACACCGGATCAGCCTGCGGAAATCGAATGTCCAGAATGCGGCGGTGAAGGATGCAAGAATTGTAAGGATGGATGGTTCGAGGTTGGTCAATGTCCCATGAAATTCATTGGGCCGGAACTCAACAGTGATATTCAGATCGTGACAGCCAGTGAGCATCATTTGCCAG